GGTGTGCTGGGTATCGGTCTGACCAAGTTCGAGAAACTCACTGGCGGCGCCGACATGGAGGAAATCTCCGACCAGATCGACGAGGCCCTGGCGAACCCTGCGGTGAAGCGTATCGCTTTCAACATCTCCAGCCCGGGCGGTTCCGTCCTCGGCACCCCTGAGCTCGCCGACAAGGTGGCCATGCTCCCGCTGCCGACGATGGCCTATACCAAGGACCTCATGGCCTCGGGTGGCTTTTACTGGGGCTCGCAGGCCGACCAAGTGCTGGCCAGCCCGTCAGCGTACGTGGGGTCCGTAGGCGTCATCCTCGTGGACGAGTCCTACGCCGAGCACTACAAGCAGATCGGCCTGCAGCTCGAAATCTTCCGTGCAGGTAAGTTCAAGGCCGCCAACGTGGCCGGAGAAGGCTACTCCGAAGATATGCGCCACGAAGAGCAGGAGCGTATCGAGCGTATGCACGAGCGGTTCAAGTCTGTCGTGAAGCGGAAGCGCTCTTACGCCAGGGACGAAGACATGGAAGGCCAAGTGTTTACGGGTGAAGAAGCCGCCGACAAGGGGCTCATCACCGGGCTGGCCACGTCCTTCGCCGCCGCCCTCGACGAGTTCGAGCGGACCACCTAACCCGAACTACCCCGCAATAGTATATGGCTCTCACCATCGAAGAACGCTTCAAGGCCGCTGAGGCCGCGATCATCTCCATGACCGCCGAGCGCGACGACCTCCGCAAGAGCGTCGAAGCCGCCGCCGTCAACGTCTCCGTCGAACTGGACGCCGCCAAGGTTTCCCTCGCCGAGAAGGACGCCGCCCTCGCCGAACTCGCCGCGAAGCTCGAAGAAGCCAACGCCAAGGTCTCCAGCCTGGAAGCCTCCGTGCAGTCTGGCGCCAAGGAAGCCGCGAACATCCTCGCCTCTTCTGGCGTCGAGCCGGTCAAGGCTCAGGACACCGCCGCCGCCGCCGCCGTCTCGCTCGCCGACCAGTACGCCTCGATGCCTGCTGGCCCTGAGCGCCGTGCCTTCCTCAAGAAGCACAAGGCCGTCCTCTTCGCCTCCAAATAATCTTTCAACCCACCCTCCTAAGCTACCATGCCTAACACCATCAACAGCGCTCTGATCGTCGATACCGTCGCCGAGCTCAGCCTCACCTCCCTCGCCAACCGCCTCGCCGGTCTCTCCAACTTCGCCTCGGACTTCTCCGGCGACGTGAAGCGCCCGAAGGACGTCGTCCAGGTCGCCCTCTCGACCGCTGGCTCGACCACGCTGACCAACCCGTCCGCGTTCAACGTCATCGGCGACAGCACCCTCGGCGCCACCGCCGTCTCGCTGAACCACCTCTACCAGCCCTTCGGCCTCTCCTACGCTGATGTCCAGAACGGCATCCGCCTCGAGAAGATCCTGAAGATCAACATGGACAAGCTGGCCGACTCCATCTGGGCCGCCGCTACCGCTCCGATCACCGTCGCCAACTTCGGCGCCGCCACGGTCACCGCTGCCGACTCCGCTGTCGTCCCGGGCTCCGCTCAGCTGAAGGCTCTCTGGGCCGGTGTCAGCAAGGCCGGTCGCAAGACCCTCATCGTGAACCCTGGCATCTACAGCCAGCTCATCCCGACCGCCACGACTGGTCTCCCGCTCTCCGCTGGTGCCTACGGTTTCGACGGTGGCGTGTTCTACGCTTCGTCCTTCCCGTCCGAAGCCAAGCTCGCTGGTTTTGCCTGCTCCAGCGAAGCCATCGCGATGGCCGCTGCCGCCCCTGACCTCGAAGCCGTCGGCTCGGACTTCCTCGTCCGCGAAGTCGTCCCGGTCGAAGGTCTCGGCCTCAACGTCTACTACAACGTCTGGGTCGACAAGAGCACCCGTAACGTCATCGGTTCCATGGAACTGATGTTCGGCGCCAACAAGGCGATCACCACGGGCACCATCGCCTCGGTCTACAACCCCTAATCGGGGCTGAGTCCTAGAACAGCCCCCAGCAATGGGGGCTTTTTTGTATCCCCCTTTCCAACCCATGAGCATCTATTCGACATTCTTGGCAGACATGAAGGTAATCCTGGCGGACGTAGGCGTCCCGGCCACCGTTGGGGGCAACCTGTTCCTGGTTGCCCTGTCCCGCCCCATGAACACCCCCAAGTTCGACGCGGGGGGCTTCGTCGACCAGAAGATGTGGACGGTGCGATTCGCCGCCGCTACGGCCCCTTGGACGGCTTCTGATGGCCGGGTTGGAGGTCAGGTAGCCACAATCGTCTCGGGCGTCCCTATGGCCTCCCTGGCTGAAGGTAAGAAACTGACGGTCAACGGGCAGGTCCTCCGCATCAAGGGCCAGGCTTACAAGCAGGCCAGCGCCGTCATCGAGCTGGAGTGCATCGACGATAACCAGTAATGGCTAAGAAGAACAATGCGGCCATCGAACCGAAGTCTTGGATAGACTTCACTATGATGCTGCAGCAGTTCACCAAAGAGGTGGGGGGCGACCTCGAGATGATTGGGCGGGAACAGATGCGCCTGATCTGCCGGGACGCCATGACTTTCACGCCCCCTATGCCCAAGGGCGGGGGCCGTGGCCTCATCGACGCTGCGCGCCGTGCCGGTGCCAACAAGCTAGGCAACGACGTCAAACGCATCTTCATTCCCCAGGACTCCCCGGTGAAGGGCAAGTCCGTCTTTCTTCGACAAATCATCAACGCGGTAAAACTGGGAGGAGGGGTTGAAGGCGGCTTCGGCGCTGAATGGCTGGACGTTTACACCAGCCAGACCGCTGGCAAGGTTCGCGGTCTTTCCCCTGTTCTCCGCAAGATCATGCAGGACACCGACCATCACCGGGCGTTCAAGAAGGCCAGCAACTACCTGAACAAGGCAAACATCCGTGGCACCTATCGACCTGTGGCCGGCCTCGCCCCGGACCCGCGCCCCATCCACGACAAGTACAAGAACGCCGTGAACGGACGCTGGAAGCGCAACCAGCCTATCGGCGGGCCTCAATACTACATCGACTCCACCGCCGCCCTGAATGCCTACATCGCCCAGCGCCAGACCAAGGTCGGTCGCGTCAAGGCCGGGTGGGCTTACAATCTCCGCCAGATTCCCAAGTCCGTTGACGGCAAGGGCAAGGAAAAGAACTTCGGCGTCTACAACGCGCCCTGGGTCGATTCCAACATCCGCTCCGGCACGGGGGTCTTCAGCCAATCGGTCACGCCTAAGCGCGTCTCAATGACCGTCCAGAACATGATCGGCAATATCAACAACGTGGCCACCGAGGCCAACACCGAGAACATCGTCTACGGAAATCGCGTTCGCCAGATGGGCGATACCGTGCAGGCTCGTGTCCGAGACCGCGTCGAACGCGCCAACCGCAAGAAATAACCACCTTATGCCCGGAACCAAATCAGCCCGACACATCGTGGAAGCCGTCCTGGCTTCCTACCTCGACAGCCAGTCCGAACTGAATGGCGTCACCTTCTACACTGGGGACTCAGCTGAGACGAACGTGCTGCCCAAGGCCGTGGTCCTCTGCGACTCCGCCCGGCTTCCGAACGACTTCCCTGATGGCCTCGGCAACTATATGTGCGGGGTCCGCGTGACGGTCTTCGACTCTGCCGACGATACGACCCTCGCCGATCACCGAGCCCGCTGCGCCGCCATCGCCGGAGCCATGCAGGACTTGGTCCTAATCAAGGCAGCGTTCGTGGCCGGGGGCGATGCCCTCTGCTATGACGTCACCCCGAACGCCGAGGACGAAGGGGTAAACGAACGCTCCTGGGCCTCGGTCTTCTCCTATGATCTGCTGATTGTGGTGAACCCTCAGTAACCCGAACTGCCGAGCAATAGTATATGGCCGCTATCGTCAAAGGGGTAACCGCAATCTACGGACTTCCGGGTGCAACCGTGGCCAACGCCGTGGTGCAGTCCTACACCAACGACGGTGAGTTCACCGCTGAAGCCACCATCGTGGACGAGGATGGCTTGACCATCGCTTGGCGCGGCGACGACAGACGATGCCAGATTTCCGTGGAAATCATCGCAAAGACCACGGCCATCCCTCAGCTCGGCGCTAACTTCTCCCTGACGGTCAACACCGCTTCCGCTTACACTAGCGGCGCGGCTTCCACTGCCTTCTCCGGCTGGGTGACCAAGGTCTCCGACAAGGGCTCGAATCGTGGCTACTCCGCAGTCACCGTCACTGCAGTAGGCTACGAAGCCGTCGTCATCGCTTAACCGCATGGATAAGCGGTTCACATCCGCTTTCACGGACCCCTCTGGACACGTCAAGATTCTGGGCCGTTTTGTTTCTCCGTTCTGCCTGCTTCACCGCGTGCAGCTGGAAGCAGCCGAAAGCCCCCTCCTCCGTTCGGGCGTCAGCATCCGTCCGCTCGATCTGCTGGTGGCCGTCAAGATTTGCTCCGGCGAACGCCTCGACAAGCTGACCCTTAAGGACTCCTGGTATCTCGGGAAGATGACCTCAAACGAGGATTACTTCGTCGAGCAGATTGACCGCTTTTCCAAGTTCGTCCTGATTGAGGCATGGCCCAAGTTCTGGGAGAAGAAAGCCAAGGCTTCCGAGACTAGCGGGACCCCGTGGGTCCTGACCGTCGTGGCGTCACTTATTTCCAACGGAATCCCAGAGGAGCGCGCCTGGACGATGCCGGAGTGCCAGGCCATCTGGCTCAACTGCACCTTTGCGATTAGCAAGGGGGCCGAACTCAAGGTCCTCACCTCTGAGGACGAAGAACTAATCGAAACACTCGAAAAGACCGAAGCATGAGCAACGTCATCAAGTTCAGCATCAACGGCGACACCAACGCCGATCAGGTCACGGAGAAGGTCAAGAAGTCCGTCTCCACCCTGGAGAAGAACATGGAAGGGGTCCAAGCCCGCTTCAAGAACTTCGGCAAGGACCTGTTCCTGTCCTTCGCGGCACCGATGGTCCTGCTCAACTCGGCCATGAGCTCTATCTCTGCTGCCATCGAGAAGAACCGGCAAGCCGTGCAGGACGCCAAGGCCGTGGCCGAAGGCGGGGGCAACAAGTATATGCGCGAGGGAACGGTCGGCTCCGCTCAAGAAGCGGCCCGCCGTCGGCAGGACGCGCTAGATCGTCAGAACGCCAAGCTGGCAGCCGAAGCCCTAGCCAAAGAGCAGGGAGACCAAGGCGGGTTTGCAGGCATGGGAACTGAGGCCGATAAGGCTCTGATTCAATACGCGAATGAGGGTAAGACTTTATTGGACAAGTTTGGCCGAGGCTTAAAGGGTGGCTTGATGATGATGCGCCTTATGGACTACGAGGAAGACGAAGGCGTCCAGCAGGTCCTCGAGAAGCGCTCGATGGCCAGAGTCGCAAATGACCCTGAAATGATTGCCAGGCAGAAGCAAGTCGCCGCCGCCGCCGCCGCAAAGCAGGCCGCCGAAACAAAGTCTGACGCGCAGAAAGCGCTCGATATCCAGGGCAAGGGCGCGTTCGCAGGATCTGAAGGCTTCTCCAACGTCGTCGGCGTCGGCGCCAACCCGGTCCTGGCCGCCGTCACCGCTCAGCTCGACGAGCAGCGCAAGCAGACCGCAATCCTGCAGCAGATTGCCATGGGCGGTAGCTATACCCCTGCCGACTTCACCAAGAGCAGAGCCTCAAACCCGCAGATTGACGGCTACGGTGACCAAATGTAATTTACCACCATGGCACGCATCTCAAAGGGAAACGCTCTAACCGCCGATATCCTGCAGTCCGGTTGGACCTCCACATCGGACGGCTTCGGCCTCATCACGATCAACGCGACATTCAAGTCTGATCGCAACACCGGCACCTTTGCGCCGTTCGTACGTGGCACGTCTTTCCCGAGTTCTGGATACAGCTACTGCAAGTCCCACAAGGGCAGCATCTCCTGGGACAACCTAGGCGTTGCCACCCTCAAGGTGGACTACGTCGGCATCGACCCTACCGTGAATGGCGGTGTTCGTACGAGGGCCAACACGTCTTCGGCTAACGGACTGACTGCCGAGAACATCGCCAGCCACCCTAACTTCTTTGAGTCTGCAGGAGGTTTTACTGGAGGCCCTCTTGCTGGCCTTCCGGCCGACTTCGGCGGCGCTTATGACGACTCGACCCTCGGGCCTCCCGTAACCGTAATCAGTGCGGCTCCCGGACCCAACTTCGGGAAAGCCGTGCCTGTCCCTTCCTCTGAAGGATACAACGGCGCCTGCTTTGAGACCGGCATGGGTGGTCGCTTTATCGGCTTTGTCGACCCGTCAGTGCCTGAGCTCTTCGGCAAGACTCAGTACCTCGCCCGCACTACGACATACTCTGGTGTAATCTACACTACTTCGCTCTCAGAAGTCCAGGCTCTGTACGGCCTCCTCGGCAGCGCTACCGCTGGCAACTCCTGGGGCGCGTTCCAATTGCTTCCCGCATGGGCTCCGACCGGCACTGGCACGTTCGGCAAACAGAACCTCCTTTCACAGGTCAACGTCGAGGAATACGGACTGCTCTACAAAATCATGTACGAGATCCGTTACTCCAAGGAAGGCTGGCCGCCTAACGTCTACAGCAACATCTAATGAGCATCCAGCCCGGGGTCGGTTATACGTTCACTGCGTCAAGCCAAGGTTCCAATCTTAACATCGAGAAGCCCTGGGCTCCGTGGACGACCTATGACACGGTCTCAGACCCTGGACACCCGTTCAAGATTATGAACGTTCTGATCGCCACGTCAGGCGGTTCTCAGGTCGTCCGTTTTCAGGTGCAGTCTGGAACACTCAACAACCTCGTCCCGGTGCTCGACGACTACGTTTCTGGAACGACCGTCAAGCTCGACCGCGTGACCTCTGGTGTCCCTAACCCGCCCACGGCGCAACTAGACGCGGCTCAGTACAACTCGACCACCAAGACTTCATACATCTACCTGCGCTCAGGGCCTAAGACCGCTGCTCCTTTTGACTTTCCGACAGACGATGTAAGCAGCAATCGTTATCCGGCTGTTGGTGGGAATAATGGCGTGACCCAGCCTGATACAGACATTTACGGGTATGTGTTGGTCGGTTCAATTACGGTGGACAGCATCTCGGCCCCGACGACCTTTACAGTAAATCAGTACGTCGGCAGCTCCCTCTGGGCTGACCGCATCAAGCTGGGCACGACGACGGCCAAATACTATTACGCCCGCATCTGATGGGCTACGTCATCGGAGTAGACGTCGAGACTTCCACATGGCTTTCCGTGCGCACTCTCGTAA